GAAAGGCCATCTGTGCTTTGCGAAAATCCTCCGATCATACGCTCCACCCCGCTAACTGTGCAAAGAGAGCCGATAACTGGGGCAGAGATTCCAGAAGCCAAAACAACAAGGCTTTGGGTGACTCTAAAAACCTCCCCGCCTATTTCAAGTTCGCTTGCTGTGGATAGGTCGGTAACAGAAGCAGAAACAGAGGACAAACCAAGCCCAGTAACGGATTGGTATAGGTCTTGAATCATATAGGACAAGTCCGTTGCAAAGTAGGAGGTGCTGATTGTTCCAGCCATAAAATCACCTCCTATGTCAATCCATCCTAAACATACCCTCAAAGTCGAAAATATTATCAGTTTCCCACTCGTTCTTTTGGGGGAAGAAGGCAGTAGGTTTGCCCCTTCTCACTACTGAAGCAAGAATGATGGGCGCACTATTGATTGCCCAAAAGTCCGTAGCCCCTCTGATTGCCTTTGCCATCTGCTCAACCGATGGGGCGGTGTAGGTAGAAAGCCCTTGAATCTGAATCTCTGGGGGGGTCATCACATAGAAGTTGTCTTTGCCCATATCAGTTCTTGCCTTGGTGATTATGTCGAGAGGGTTGCGATAGAATCCTTGGCTATTGCCAAAGGCGGCCACTAGGTTGTAAGTCTCTGGAAGTCCCTCGGCTGGTTTATCGTCCAGCTTATCTAAAATAATGTTCGTCTTATCTGCATCCTTAATCTCTGGATGGCTATACACAAAATCAGTCCAACTTCTTTTGCTCTTGCGATATTCCTCATAACGATTTGGCCATACTTCCAAATCAATAATATCCCCCTTGCTCCCAGCTTTTACATAGGAGACAAGATCAAAGACCGAATGATATTGAGGGAAGCAATCAAAGAAAACTTCGTGGCCTTGGTCGGCTAGATGCTTGGCGGCTGGCAAGCAACGAAGCACATCCCCAAGCCTCTGCGAATACTTAATAGTTTTAACACTCATCAGCAACGCTCTTGTCTGTTATGAATGGGAAGTAATCTCTCAACCGAACTGGGCTTGTGGTTTGTTGTAGCCTCCCCCATCCCTCGACTAGCCCTTTATACCCATAGAAATCTTCCTTGAATTGTGCTTGCTCCTTTGTGGCGTAGGCGAAGTGGTCAAAGGTTAGCCCCAAAGTTTCAGTCACTCCCCTTGGAATCATCATTGACTGGACATTTAGTTTGGGTGGTTCGTGGCTGGTAAAGTGAACATCCTTGCCCCACTTCCAAGCCCTCAACCACTCGTACCAATGTGAAGCAAATCCTTCCCTAGTTACAACTTTTTTATTCTGCCCCACATAATAGTTGCAATGGAACTGCATAGCTCGCCCCTCCTCGCATCCCTTGAGATGCCCGAAGATTGCTTCTAGTTGGTCGGCTCTCCATATCTCGTCAGAATCAATCTGCATCACAACGCCATTCTCCACCCCCTGCAAAGCCTCGTTAATCATCGCCAGCTTGCCGGGGAAGGGCTTGGCTTGCCAACAGACTGAAACATTTTTGTCCTTAATGTTCTCAAGATATTCGTGCGTTCCGTCCACGCTTATAAAGTCCTTGTGATACTTCTCTGGAACTTGCTTGCACCAACGAGTGCATCCCAGAGGCTCGGCCACTCCCTCGACAATCCTCCATTGCCAAGGAATCTTGAGCTTCTGAAATTCTGCTAGATGCCTCTCGATAAAAGGCATCCCATTGAGAACGATGGTAAAGATGGTTAGCATAATTGGAAGATGGCCGAGCCGTTGCGGAGGGTTAAATCCTCCCAGAGCAGTTTGGCAAATCCCTTGAGCTTGTGGTAGTTGGTGTGGTTCTTTATGTCGTTCACATCGTCTAGTGCGATGATTGCCTTATCTGCTAGGAAGGGACGGACGCAACGCAATTCTGCCTCACCCGAAAATGGCGAACCATCAATCAGAACAAAGTTAAAATCTACATTATGCTCAAAATGAATGTCCTCGATGGCGTTGGTTGAATAAGGAAAGGCGGTTTCTAGACAGACATTGTGCCAGCCTAGAACTGTTTCGAGCGGGTATTGGTTGAGATTTGTTTTGATAGTCCTATAAAATTCCTCGATATCATTCTTGTTCATCCAGAGTTTTGATAGGGTTGCCGTGCCGTTGATGGCAACACCCCCCCTTGCGGATAGGTTCATCGAGTGACGGCCTATGCGGTCTGGGTGATTCTCAATGCTGAATAGCTTTTTGGTTCTGATACATTGAGTCGAGCCGTCCCCAGTTCCTCCCCCGATCTCTAGCCCAACCTCAAGCCCCTCGCTATATTTTGCAAGGGCTTGGCCGAATGGGTCGTGGATGCTTATTTCTTGCACTTTGCATATCCAGTAAGAGCCTTCACAATCACATATTGAATGACTGCTTCCTTGTCGTGCTTCAACGCCATCATCCCGCACTCATACAAATCTTTCTCTGCTTTTTCATCATAGGTAATATCAACCTTCACATACTTGGTGGGGTCGGGGCGAGACTTGCCGAATCTAATCATACCAAGCCCCTTGGTATCTTCCCCCTTTTTTGCTTTCCTACATCCAATTACTTGATTTGCGTTTTTCATAGATTTCCTTCCCTTTTTGGTAGTGTTCGGGTTTATTGTGGTTTTTAAGTAGGTCATCGGGGTTGCCTCCGGTGAACATCGGATTCTCGTGTTTGAATTGGATGTGTCTAGCCTCAACTATCACCCCATCCTCATAAGCTCGGTCAGTTACCTCGTTGTCGGAATATATGCCATCGGATTCTTGATATTCTGGGCAGAACATCTCCCCCTGTTTCTTGAGCCTAGATTGCGTCATAATAGCCATACAGAGGAGTTTGTCTTGCCGTAGCCCATCTGATACTGCCAATACTTTCTCCCCCGCTGTATCCCCCATAGCGGTCGAAATTAGGGCATCCCAATGGCGGGGGGGTGTCCAGTCATCGCTCATTTGAATTATAATGTCCCCTTTAGCTATTTTTGCCCCTGCGTTCCAAGCGTTGACGATGCCTCCGGGGTTCACTCGGATTGCTTGGTGGGGGGTATAGTCAACGGCTTCATCGTGATCTACCATAAACAACCATTCAACTTGTAGGGGATTTTGGGCTAGGGAAAGCCATTGCCAGCGTCTTTGCCAAGCGATCTGCGGCCTACCCTTTGTGGCGTGGATAATGCTGATCTTAGGGGCGGGTCGCATCTTCTTAATCTTTTCAGCCTCGCCAGCCTCTCCCACGCACACCGAAGCTGTCTCGTATAAGTCCATCGCCTGCCAGTTATAGATTGCCTCAACAAGATTCCAGTAGTGGGTTTTTGGTCTATGCAAAGTCATACAAGCCCTTGCCGAGCCGTAGGTCTTTATCCAGTTCCCCTTCCCCGCCCAATGATTTGCTATATAAAAATAAGCCTCTCGGCGGTCTGGTTGCAAGGCTACTGCTTGCCCTAGATAAGAAAGCCTCTCATTGTCTGGAACACATCGGCCAAGATTGCAAAGCACATCGTAGCGAAGCGTATCCTCTAGCTCTGAAAAGGTTAAGGCTCGCAAGCTGGACTCAATACACTTGTCCATCTGGTTCGATAGGAAGTATTCTTGGGCTTGGTAGTAAAGGGCGTTGGGAGCGGTGGAAAGCGTGTCGGCTAGGATGTTAAAGTTCCTTTCCGCACTTTTGGCCTTATAGCCGTGAGGCTTGTGGATTCTGAAAATCTTGTCCACGCCAATCGTCTTATTTGGCTCTTTAGTAACAAGCATTTCGTGGACTCGGTTCTTCCAATTACAAGTCCCCCTCTTTGAAATTTCTTCTCGGAGGGGAATGAGGCCAGCGTTGTCCACATTGTACTTTAACGCCACAAGGTGAGCGTCTTTCTCAACGGCAAGGTCAATAGCCTCCTCGACAACCTTTGCCCCATCCTCGGCCATTACATCGTCAGCATCGACCCATAAACACCACTCGTTTGAACAAGCCTCAAGAGCCGTGTTTCTTGCCGTTGCAAAATCGTCTATGTGATTCCAATCAGTTCTTTTATTCTGGTAATGAACGATCTTTGCTCCAAGCCCACTCGCAATTTCCTCGGTCTTGTCGGGCGTAGCTGACCCCCTAGAAATACATACAACCATTTCTTTTGCGATGGGGGCAAACGACTTGAGACAACGCTCAATGTATTCTTCTTCATTTCCAGCGATGAGATAGATGGAAACAGGATGCTTCATTTGAATAGGATTTCTGACTGCTAGAGGATGTCAATTAAATTAGTTTAGTTATTCATCAAGCGGCGGTGATGGTGGTTGCGGGAGACCAGCCAGAGGTGGGGATAGTGGTTGGGTCAGTAGAAGAGTTAAGGGAATACACATCAGAAGTTGGACCCTCGCCAAAATTCAACAATTCCCAAGCACTTGCTGTATAAAATGGACTGCCACCTATATAGAAAATTGTATTTGGAACAGCTAGAACAATGTCCCCGCCTCCGACAGTACTTATATATGCTATACCAGAATTAATAGAAACAATATATTCACCACCAAAACCTACAAAACTATATCCAGACACTCTTTTGGGGTATGGATTAAAAGAATAATACTCAGCAATATTAACACTTGCCGTACTCGCCACAGGAATCCCGCTGGGTGTGGCTCCGCTAGAAGCAACAACAAGAGTCCTACTACCGCTTACGGACATTCCGTAGCCGTAACGAGCCATACTAATCTCCAATTGCTAGGACTACGCCAGAATGGATACGGAAATTAGAAACATCACCAGCGATATATGCGCCAGCGGGGATAGTTACAGAGTTAGCCGCCGTCACGCTTGCGATTGAACTCATTCCAGTAACAGTAGATGTGATAGAGAAGAACTTGGTTTCTGTGATGGCCACTAGGCCAGCAAACACGCCAGTAACAGAGCTTGCCGTTGTGGTGACATACTGCGTGCCGGGTCGGGCGGCGTGGGAAATCTGATCGTAGTAAGGTTCGGAACTGGAAAGGTCTGCCATTGTATTTTCCTTTCTATGTCAAAAAGAAAAGGGGGGAGAGCTTTCGCCCTCCCCCCATTCCTATGAAACAACCAACAATTCTTTAGGCGAAGCTAGTGGTGATACGAACGGCCGCATTGGCGTCAATAACGACCTCGTCTGTGTTCATTCTCACCCGCAAGACCTGACTACGGCGAGCTTCGTCACGATAGCTTTCGGAGACAAAACCACCAGCCGAGTCACCCGACCAGACCAAGGTGCGTCCGATTCCACCAGCGGTGAACTCGCCACCCGCCACTTGGCCTACGATAACCTTGGCCGAGCTGATTGCGAATGAACCAGAGTAGCTCTTATTCTTGCCAGCGGTATTGATTGCCGCTGAACCCACGAGGAGTTTCTCAACTCCCAAGGCCGCCGCAATTTCAGCTTCGCTCAACAAGCGAGCACCAGTATTTGAGATAACTCCGAAGAACTGATTCTGCAAGAGGGTTGAGCGTCTGATGAGTGCGAACACATCAGCGTTCATCGCTACGCAGTTAGCTTCGTAACCCAATTTTGCGAGAGCCAGCTTGGCCGTTGCCACATCACGAGCTACATCGATTGTGGCGATGTTCGCTTGGGTGTAGGCAACTGCCGCGCTTTGGTCAGTCGTGGTGAAGGGGGTGCTACCAGCGAAGAGCAAGGTGTTGACCCGAGCTTCGTGGGAGAGCTTCAACTGACGGAGCAAGAACTTGGCAGTTTCTGCCTCGTACGAAAAAAACCTGTTTAGGTCTTTAGCGGTATCGTCCGGCACGATCTCCTCAAGTCCAAATTCGTCCGTGCTGTAGTTCGCAGAACTGAAGGAGCGAATCCCTCGGTTGTATCCCGAACCAGAATCACGAGCCGCCACATTGTTGGTCAGCAACTCTGCACCGCCGAGTTGAACCTTTAGGTATGTTCCGCTCTTTGCATCAACATTCTGCAAAGGGAGAAGTTGCGAACCGATCAAACCGACATCGGCTTGAGGGGCTTCGATCAACGCTTGGTTGATGTCGGCTCGGATAGTTGTTCCACCTGCGATATAGCTCATTTTCTTATATTCTTTCTTGGTTGGTTAAATTACTGGGTTAGAGGAACTGCAACCTCGATGACTGCATCAGCAAGAGCAGTTTCGAGAGCAACTCCAACAACGCCGACATTGGCCGCCGCTGTGGTCACGAGACCAGAACCAGTCGTAGCAACAAGGTTGCCAGCGGTGATTCCGTACTCGGAGGTTGCGAAAAAGGTTGGGTAGAACAGCTTAACTGCGCCGTTGTCACCAGCCGCACAATCAGCGATGGTAGAACCAACGCAACGAGCAGAACCGGAGACAGCCGCACGAGCCGTGCCGTCCGTGTGAACCTCAACGAATCGGTAAGCCGAGATCGCCGAGGCAAAGTTAAAGGTGCGAACTGCACCACCGTCAATATTTGTAGCCATTTTAGTATTATCCTTTTTAGAGTTTAACTATACCACGAGCTTTAGCCTCGTTGTATTCGTTGGGGTTTGAGAGCATCACGGCTTTCATTGCCTTGAGCTTGCTTGTTCCGTAGTCGCTATGGGCGGCCACGAGTGCTTCAAAAGTTTTGGGTTCTTCCTTTTTCTGGGAAGGAACTTCGATTGAAGGGGAGGCGGGGATGGGCTTAATGCCGAACTCGGTGAGAACTTTCTTTACGACTTCGCTCATCTCTTCCTTTTTATCTTCGGAGGGTTCAACCTCTACGGAGATTTCGGGAGTAGGGGTCTCGGAGGGCTTCTCGGAGGCCATCTCCTCTTTCTTCATTTCGTCTTTGGGTTTCATCGAATCTTCAATGGCCGCTAGGCGAACCTTGATGTCCTCGATATCTTTCATATAATTGTTTTCCATATTTGATTTGTCCTTTTTGTCAAGTGGAGATTCCTCCACGGCTTCTTTGGCTACGGCTGGGATGGTCTTGCCTCCCTGCACATAACCGAGTTTTTCCATAAACTTCACCATCTCCTCGAATAATCCATTCGTGGCGGCTGGGCTGGAAACTAAATCAGCAGAGGCGATGCTCTGGGGTCGAATGTAATCCTTGCCGTCAATCGTCTCGGACTCATTCACAAAAGCTAGGGAAACTCCGAACTGGTCGGGGGCTTCGGAGGCCATCTCTTTAATCAATCCGTAGTGGGGGGAATTGCGGAGCAAGCGAAGGTCGGCAACCAGCTTATCTCCGTCGATGCGGGGGTTGCGGGCAAAGCCGACAACTGCGTCCAATCCGCTTCCGTGGTTCATCTTAACCTTCACACCATTCTTGGCGTTGCTCATAAGTTTGAGGGCAGTCTCTAGGCTGGTTTTATCCACGAAAAGGTCGTGTCCTTTGGCCTCTCCCACCTCCAAAATGCTCACCCCGCCTAGCTCCATTTCATCCATCTCCTCGTCCCGGTATGTCGAATAGGCAACCGCCGCCCTTTGCTTCTCATCCGGAAAGTCGCTTACGGCTTGCTCATCTCCCATAAAGCGGGAAACAAAGTCTTGTTCTGATTCGTCAGCAGAGGGAATGGGCAGGGGCATAAAGCATCGAGGTTATGTCAAAGAAGATCGCCGTCTGCCTTGCGGTAGGAGTCTTTGACTTCACCCCCGCCCGCCATCTTGAGAAACTTGTTCACCCTAGCCATCGCCCAAGCGTTCCTTGAGTTGGGCTTGCCCCCGCTGATAGTGGGTCGAAAGCTAGTCGAGAACGCACCCGCTCCCCTGCGGAACACCTTCTTTAATGCTCCAATGGTGGGGGCTTTTCTTGAGGGATGCTTGTCCTTGAACTCGGCAATCTTGTTCTTGAGTGCCTCCTCGTTCTCGGCTGAAATCTCGATGTCCCCAGCTTTGCTTCTGGTCGATGCCGTGCCTTTGGGGTTCTCCTTTGAGCCTTTGATTCTTTCTTTAGGAGGGGCTGGGGTTTGGGAGACTGGTCGGGCTAGTTCTTGCTTCTTATCGGTAATTGGCCCGCCGACAATCCAAGCATCACAAGTCCTTTTGGCCGCACACTTAAAGTCAAAAATCTCGCAGTAGCCAAGATCGCCACCAATAGCGACCTCGTTTGCATCCTCGCCAATCCCTTTTTTAATGCACCCTAGAACTTTGCTTCTTTGATCGAAGGCCGCACAATTACCGCAAAGCATCTTCTTGGCCGTAACTATATCGCCTTGGAACTCGTCTGCCTTGGCTTTCCAATAATCCTCGTTGGGTTCGTTCGGGTTAGCTGGGCCGTAGTTTGCATCGTCCACGGCTGTCTGCCTATTGGCTAGGTTGGTTTTGATGTCTTGGGTTGCGATTGGGCAAGAGGCTGGTTCGGCCAGTTCCTTTTTGTCCCTTGCCTCCATCTGCCCAACTACTTTCCTTGCCCAAGAAAAGCCAGCATCGCCACCCCATCCATTCCACGCCTGCCAGCCCTTGCCCTGCTCGTCCCAAGTTGCACCCTTCTTGTCTACTTCGTGGCGAGTTAGGAAGTTCAACATTCGCCTTACTGTATCGGGCGATAGCTTCACGCCATTTTGCAAGTCCCTAGCTCTGGCGATGCCTACTGGGGTCATTCCCCTTTGGCTGGGTGGTTTTGTCTCTCTAACATTCAAGGCTCTTTTGGCGGCATCCCTAGCTCCTTCTGGTGGGGTAAAATCAATCCCATCGTATTTTGCCAACTCAATCCCACCCATCATCCCCTCAATCAGCATCTTAATAGAAGCTGGGTCGAGGCTTTCTAAAATCTCTAAAC